GTCCTTATGAGAACCGAGTTCGAAAATTTTTCAAAAAGCCGTTTAAATCGCTCTAAGTGGGTACAGAAAAATTAGCCCTAGAAAATTTACGTCTTTTAGGTTTTATATTCTCTATACAATTAATAAAAATACAAAACGGGTAATATTTTAAAAATAATAATTTGACGGTATTGTAATGATAAGTATTAGTGAAATATCTCGTCTAGACGAAAAACGTAAAAGGTTGAGGAAACAAACGTATGTCAAATTACATGAACAAATATCAAAAAAAATACGACAATCTGTAGAATTGGGTCAAAAATATGTATTTGTGCAAATACCATCGTTTGTAATGGGATTTCCACACTTCGACAGGACGAAAGCAACACATTATTTGATTAGACAGTTTCGAATAAGTGGGTTTTATGTTCAACACATAGGAGAATTTGAACTGTGTATATCGTGGCGACCTAGAAAAGTTAATAAAGAATTGGAAGAAAAACCAGAAGAAGATTTCGAAGATTTTCCAACACTTGTTAATTTGAAAAAGACAGCGAATAAGTACAGGGCGGCGCGATAATAATGACCTATAAAAAAACCTACTTTATCATAAATGGACAACCTCAACATATTAGTAGAAGCTAAACGTGAATACCTAGGCCAACTCTGTTTATTGATGTGCCCAGTTATGATAGAGACATTTGAAGAAATGTACGAAGAGGCTTATAAATTATCAAAGGGTCGAAAAGTTTTAGTAATGTATCAAAAATTGTTAAAAGAAGTTCCTAATTGGAGCGACGCTATGTCAAAACAACACACTGATAATATAGCGAATAGATGTGCGTGGTTTAATGATTTATTGGCAGCCGTATTTGTAAGTTGCGTTAAAATTTTATCAGCCGTTCGATTAAGTAAAGACAACAAAAAGATTTCCCTTAAACTACCAACAAATGAAGTATTTATTCAAATGTGTCACAATAAAGTCGCAGAATCTCTTTATAACGACCCTTATATTTACCATGATTCGCAAAATGAACACTCAAGAAATGACAAGTTATTTGAAAGGTTTTCAGTGTGTGTCGAAAATGCAGTAAAAGAACTTATACCCGTCCAACAAATACTACAAACGTACATGTCACAACAAGAAGGACAAGATCTTGATTTGGGTGACGCAGAAATCGGCGACTCCGAAGATCCAGATATTATTGAGGACAATGGCATGGAAGAGACAACCGAAGAACCATTTAATAATGAACAATCAATGGGGGGAGAACAAATGATGGAAGAACCAATGGGGGGAGAACAAACGATGGAAGAACCAATGGAAGGAGAACCAATGAGAGAAGAACCAATGATGGAAGAACCAATGATGGAAGAACAAAATAACAACTCTTTCATGAATAACGAATTTAGAACTATAAATACAGCACCACGAATGCAAAAACCTATGCAACGTACACAGGATGATGATGGTGTATTTTTCCCAGATGCAGCCGAAGCCCGTCAAAAAAACATCATGTATAAGTAAATGGAGTTTGAAGATTATTTAAGAGATCCAGCTTGGGCAGGGTTGATTGCTGGATTTATAACAGCAGGGTATATCCACTTCAAATCGAAACTTAATAACGAAGGTAAACTCGCAGTCAGTGCGTATACAAAACCAGCTGCACTCGTTGCTATTTTAGTATTTTTTATCGTATCTAACGGTTTAGGTAAGAAAGAGAGTATCAGTACAGAACCATTTTAATTTCTTAGCTTAAAGATATCTAACATAGATTATATACAAAAATGACGTCCGTTTCAGCATTTAACGAAATGATGGGGCAATTTCTTGTGGAACTTCATAAGACGTTTCCAGAAGAAAAAGGTTTAAAAAAGTGTTTATCAGCTTTCGATTTAATGAAAGAAGCAAATCCACGGCTGGTTGTTGATGGATTTATGAACGGTGTGACACCATACGCAGATCAGATTTCGTCGAAGGACGATTCATTTTTCATTAAAGAATCTAAGAATCTAGATTTCATGAAAGGTGTTAATCTCGAAAAACATTGGGAAACGTGTTCTGAAAATACAAAAAATGCTATTTGGCAATACGTACAAACGCTTTACATGTTGGGAACTACCATAAAATCTATCCCAGAAGACACTCTCTCAATGATAGAGAGTGTGGCTAAAGAATGTGCAGACAAAATGGGTTCGGGTGAAAATGGTGAATTGGACGAAGCTGCTTTAATGAAAACCATGCAGGGTATGTTAGGTGGCATGTTAGGTGGTAAAAAATAAACTTGATATATATAAATGACTTCTTGGTTTGAAGACCCAAAACAGCTCATTCGTACAGATAAAGTATTAGAATTTTGGCCATCAAAATCTCTCTCTTCAGAAGAGAGAATTAATGCCACAGCGAGATTTATCATTTATGCAACGTGTATAATATACCTTATTAATAGAGATATACGTATTTTTGTGTTAGGGGGTACAGCTTTGGGCGTTCTTTACATAATGGAACAGTCGGATATGATAAAGGAGGGTCCACCCAGGTCAGCACACGGTAATTTCGGGTCGGCTTGTCAGATGCCTACTCAGGATAACCCATGTGCTAATGTACTCATGACTGATTATACTGACAGACCAGATAGACCAAGTGCGTGTTTTGGACCAACCGTTCAGAAAAATACAGATTCTTATATAACAAATGGTATACAATACGGACCTTCTCGTTCGAGATCAACATTACCACGTTTCCAAAGAAACGCTTTAGCGCGACAATTTACACCAACCGCGAATTCTTCATTAGGTAACGATCCATATTATGAATTTATACATGGATCAAAGGGGAAAACTACATGTAGACAAGATCCACGATTGTGTGATCCAGATGCGAGAGGTGTTCAACTCGAGGCGTTTGCAGGATTAGATCCAACTGGTGATAAAAGAAGTGGTATGCACAGAGGATCTGGTTTATCTGCTTAAATAAATTAAAATAAATATTAACTTGATACTCGATTTTTCATAAACAAAATGTTTTGTAATAGTAAATGGCGTATCAACTTCAACCAGGAATGAAAATAGTCAGCGATAAAGCGATTCCATCCGTTTGTGCAACTGAAGAAGTCTTTGTATATCCTCAGCCCAGTACCTTAAATTATGGTTCATCGAGACCAAATACAATGTTGTACGGAACTGCTCCATACATGGCAGGTAAAGGTTCCCCAGCTCAACACATAGAAGTGAGTGATGCTCTTAGACCACAGTCAACTTCACGATTTAATAAAATATTAGCAAAAACATACGAAAGAAATTTTCATCCACTCCAGAATGTTGCTTGTAAAACACCTCTTAGAACGAGAACATACGAACCATCGAGCACTCGAGCCGAACTTCAAAATGGATTATTTCAGCAAAGATATATCAATAAAAATGTTAATAACAAGTAAGAATGGCTGACCCTATATCTATATTGGCTATAGCAGGTCTCGTTTACGCTGGTCGTAAATTGAGCAAATCGGATGAAAAATATACAGTTGAAGGAAATTCCATACAAGGACAGGAAGAAGTTTTACCACCACCAATTGATGATTTATACAGTAGAGATATATCAATCAATGATTCATATTTAGGTGCACCATCACCATTAGTTGAACCTGGGTATTCATCAAAAGAAGAGATGTCAACATTTGGAGATATTTCTCCACAATCTCGTTCCTCTGGCGGTGAAGTTTTGGATATGAGAAATCGTATGATGTACGACGGTGGTAGAATGAATAATCTCTCACCAATCGAACATCAACAAGTTGGTCCAGGTTTGGGAGTTGATCCAAATGTACCAGCAGTCGGTGGTCATCAGCAATTATTCAGAGTTAACCCAGAAAATGTCGGTGCTTACAGACTTACAACTTTACCAGGGCGTTCTGGTCCAGCCTTTGATGGAAAAGGTGGTAGACGAGGAGTTGCGGGTGAACTTGGTAATAACAGACCAGAGAAAACATCGTTTCTTTTTGGAAGACTTCCACCCGTTCCCGGGCGTGCCCAGGGAATGTCGGGTAGAGTACCAAGAGGTGAACAGGAAAGAACAAAACGTACGACAAATCGTTCAGAAACTGGTCTTAGAACGGATACATTAAGTACAGCTGCACCCAAGAGAACCGTTTCGGCGTTAACTCGTGCAGCGGAACCAACCCGAAACAAGAAGGATGGTAATATCGAAGCTTACGCATATTCCAATGCACCAGCACCAGGTATTAACAAATTCTCACACGGTTACTTGAATTCACCATCTTCCAAAATAGGCGAAAAACGCACGTTTGGTGATAAGTACACAGTTGAAGAACTTACTAAATTTGGACTCAGGCCAACAGATAGACGAGGTAAAGTGGGACGTACACCAGGTGCGGGTCGTATGAATGTCAGAGCCGATCCACTCAACCAAGGTGGTATGGTAACAAGCGTTCGTTCAGATACTTCGCGTATAGATGGTAGAGTGAATTCAGCAGACGGTGGGTGGACGCAACAATACAGAAATAACGATTATCATCAATTCAACGCATACAAGGGAATGGAAAATCCAAATGCAACATCTAGTGGTTTAGACATGGCAAAGCGTCAACTTATGGGTAACCCATTGTCACATAACATTTCGTAATCGAATATAAATAATAATAATGTAAAACACTCATTAAAATAATGCTCCTATATTTTAATGAAGGTACACACTCTAGATATAGATAGTAGTGAAAGAGATCCGGTACTTTACCCAAACCCGGCAGACTATGTTGTTTCTCTAAAATCACCAATTTATGACGTTACTAAGATATCCATGATATCAGCGCGTATACATAATAGTCAGTATTTGATAAATGAAAGAAATAACACATTTACTTTAAATTCAGGTGGTTCGGATTATGAGATAACTATACCCAACGGTAACTATAACGGTGTAGATTTAGCTTCTAACGTTGTAGCAAACTCGAGTAGCAAAATACAAAGTTCATCGTTTGATAAAGATACAAATGCGATAACTTTTACGGCAAATAACCCATTTACGCTTAAGTTTTATACTGGAACGAACGGGTACAGTAACACTTTAGTAACTGGTAAAACTACACCACACGATATTTTAGGTTTAACTGCGAGTGACGTGGATTCTACTCAAACTTCACCTTATACATTAGAGACCGGAAGTGTTAATCTACAAGGCGCGGATGGTATTATTGTAAAGCTAAGCAGTGGATCTGACGAATTTAACAAGACTATATTTTCAGACATACCTTTTTATACTGGACGAATACTAATGTGTGGAGACGTGATTAATTATTCCGGTGTAGACGATGCTGTAGAGCATAATTTCGATAGTGGTGCACAAAAAACAATATCGAGTTTACGTGTACAATTTTACTATAGTAGTAATAATCGTCTCATACCTTATAATTTTAGAAACGCAAATCATATACTAAAACTTGCGGTTACTTGTACTACTGATAAGTTCGTGAATATACCTAAATATAGACGAGACGAGACATTACCAACACCTATGGAAATCCCCAAGGAATTTGAGGATGTACATAGTTGGGATTCTTTTATACCAATAATGATGGTAATTGCAACTGGATTATTTTTACTTATGATTATAAAAAAACCACGTTCTAAGATTATCGAGTAACCGCGAAGACTGGTTGCGCTGGCTTTCTGACCTTTTTGGACACTCTAGACACGATGATAAACACAGTGATAGACAAGAGTGTTGTGAGCAAGGCAGTGAGGGTGTAGTTCATACC